GTCCTGCTTCGCCTGGTCGAACGCCGCCTTCGATTCGTTGAACGCGGCCTCCTGGCGCTTCTGAAGCGCGGTCAGGCGATCGGCCGCCGCTTGCGCCTCCTGCGCGCGGACCTCATCGGCCTTCGCCAGGTCTTCAGCGCTCTGCTTCGCGACCTCGACGCCCTCTTGGCCAACCTTCGCCTGTTCCTGCCCGGCGGCCTTCACCTCGTACGTTGCGCCGGCCATCTGGTCTGGCGCGGGAGCGGCGGGCGCGGCAACGGGAGCCGCCGGCGCGGGCACCGCGGCTGCCGGCTGCGGAACGACTGGCGCGGGCGCGACCGGCGGGGCTTGTGGCACAGGCTGGCCCATCGGCGGGAGGCCAACGGGCACGCTCGGGTCACCCACGGGCGCCACCGGCGGCGCGTTCACGATCGCTTGCGCCAGAGCTGCGCGCTGGGCGAGCGGGTCGTCTTGCGCCGGGGCAACGCCGAATTGCGCGGCGATGGCCGGCGGCGGCAGTGGCAGCGCGCCGACCGACATCAGGCCGCCTTTCGAGCCTTCAGCTCTTTGATCTGCTCGTTGAGGTAGCCCACCGCGGCCAGCGCGGCGCCCAGGCTGTTCGGGATGTCCATCTTGAGCGGCTTGCCGTCGATGACCATCGACTGCCCGATCGGGCCGCCCTGTTTCACGTCCTGCGCCATCGGTCCCATGCGCTGGCCACCGGGGATATCACTGCCCGGCTTGCCCTCGAACGTGAAGCCCGCCAGGTGGTCGAGGAATTGATCCATCGGCGCCTTCGCCACGTCGGTCTTCTCGCGCTCGTCGCTGGTGTACGCCATCCCGCTCGACAGGCCGGTATTCACCAGGTTCGACTGGTCCTCGGGCGACAGGCCACCAAGCGAGTTGACCAGCGCGTGCGTGTCCGCGGCGCTCGGTACCGGCGTGACCGATGAGGGCCCGAGCAGGTCTTCGTTCGTGGTGCCGGCGGCGGGCGGGATCTGAACGTTGGCCTCGGGCGAGCTCGCGAAGTTCGCGGCAGAGTTGCCAGCCGCGCCTGCGGCGATCCCCGAGGCGGCGGCGCCCGCGATGGGAGCGGCTGCCCCGCCGGTCGCGAGCGTGGCCAGGCCAGCACCGCCGGCGGCGATGATGTTCGCGATGAGGCGCTTGTTCGCCTCGCTGCGCTGCTCGTCGATCTGCGCCTGCTGCGCGGCCTCGGTCCCGGCCGTGCCGGCGAAGTTCGCCGCGCCGGAAAGGCCAGTGCCGTACATGTTGGCGTTCTGGTTGGCGATGTTGCCGAGCACCGCGCCCTGGTTCGCCGTGGCCGCTGCGATCTCCTGCGCGCGCAGCAGAGCCGCCTGTTGGTTCGCGTTCGCCATTGCCGAGCCGCCGGTCTGGATCGCCTGGAGCCGAGCGATGCCGGCGTTGGCTCCGCTCGCGCCGCTGGCCATGCTGTCGGCCTGCTGGCGAATCTGCCCTACGCCCTCGGCCAGCTGCGCGCCAGCCACCGACGGGGCGCGTCCGGCGATGACTTCGGCGAGGTGCTGAGACAGCGCGCGCTCGCCGCTGATCGACTGATCGAAGTTCGCGCCGTACTTGCCGAGCGTGTCCAAGAGCCCGTGCGAGACTGCGAGATTCCGCTTGGCCTGCTGCACCAGCGATGGGTTCGTGACCGCGGTCTGCCCAAGAGGGTCCATCGACGTGGCCCCGCTGACGGGGTCGATGTAGATCCCGGTCGATGGGTCCAGCGTGTACGCCACCTTGTTCAGTCGCGGGTTGGGTACTGGACGCCCGAGCGGACGCAAATTGCCGCACTGTCACAACTGAGTGATTACCGACTGTTAGGTGGTACTGCCTGGCAACGTTGCCACCCTGAACGGGCGCGCAGCTTGACGCCTATCGGCGCTTGGCTCAGCCTTGACGCATGAGATTGCTACTCGTTGCAGCGGTGTTGGCGATCGGATGCGTGACCGGTGATGACCACCCGGAACTGGGAATCGACCACCGCGGAGACTCCACGATGTCCGTCCCTGATGCCGAGGCGCCGTACGACGCAGGCCCGCTGTGCCCGACGAACACGCGTCAGGTATCGTTTTGCAACGGCGATCCTCTGTGGTCGCTATGTCAGACAACCCTGACCCCCGAGCCGGCCGCTTGTTCGGGCCTCGATCGATCCACGCAGGCATGGCGTGACTGCATCTCTCCACCTGCCGCGGGCTGCACGTTGCAGATCGGTCAGATCCTGATCGCCTGCGTCGCTACGTGCCAGTGATTGTTGGCGCGGACAAGTCGCAGGCAATGTCCAGACGGACAAGACGCCTTGTCCATGCTGACAATGTCCGAGCGAACATGGACATGACGCAGTGCTATGTGATACGCGTTGAGCGCTTCGATTAACTCCGGCTCGAACTGCGTTCTCACCGAGAGCCAGAACCGGATACCGCGATCGAGGCCGGCTAGCTACCGGTCAGACGCTGCGCGTTCGGGACCTTCGACAGCGTCTCCTCAACGCCGCAATCAGCGGTGACGAGTTCCAGCGAGTAGGACGCGCCCGGCGTCGGCACGCCCGAGAAGTCGGCGAACAGCTTGAGCACGAACGACGTCGTCTCTTCGATGAGCGGGTTGATCTCGACGTTCAGTGGTCCAGACGCGAGCGCGAATGGGCCGAAGTTGGTGTTGAACGCGCTCAGCTCGTCGGGGTACTGCAGCTGCGCGTGCAGGTTGCACGGGCCGAGCTCGTCGCCGGTGATATTGATCGCCCAGACCCGCTTCAGCGCCTTCACCGCTCCGAGAGAGACGATCGCGAGGGTGATGGTCGGCGCGACTCCCGTACTGACGCCGTCCAGGACATCGGCGAACGTGCCCGGCACCAATTGGCGCACGCGCGCGGCGTCCTGGTAGACGACGTTGCTCTGCCAGGTCGTCAGTGCGCTCACGATGGTCCCGAAGGTTCCGATCTGCCACTTCAGCCACGCTTGCGAGAGCTGGTCGAACGCGAACAGGACATTGCTGCGCGTCGACACGATCAGGCGCTGGAGGCCATCGATCGTCATGCCATTGATCGTCGCCGAGCCAAGGTCATCCTGCATCGGCTGCGAGAGGTAGAGGTTCTGCAGCGATCGGTTGATCAGCCACACGCCCCCGGCGGTGGACGAGTAGGCGACGCCATCTTTCATCGTGACCGCGAAGCCGGTGCAGCCGTTGCGGAATGGCAGGGGCTGCGGCGTGGGAAGCTCGCCATTCGCGCCGGTATTGTCGGGAAACTGGACGGCCGGGATGAACCAGATCGACCGCGAGCAGAAGACCAAGAGGTAATTCTCCATCGCCGCGAGCGCTACCGGCTTGTCGTCGGTGGGCAACGTGTAGCGGAATGCCGGGTGGCACCAGACCGCATCGCCTTCGGTCTTCTCGCCGGACATCCAGATCGCGCCGTCGTAGCCGACGAACCACGATCGGTTCTGCCAGCTGCCGACGCTCTGGCTGTGCGCCGGCGCCGGGAAGCGCTGGAGGAAGCCTTGGTCAGTGAGCAGCGTTTCCGAGTCGAGGATCGACGAGTCGGGGACCTGGTCGACGAAGCTCCACGTGTCCGCGTCGGCGCCGCCGTTGACGCTGGTGAACGTGAATCCCGCGCCGTTGACGTCGAGATCGTTCGTGATCTTGTAGTGCTGGATCGTTGCCACCGGCGGCGAGCCGGTGTTGGCGGTGCGGTAGATGGAGATGCCCACGGGTCGTAGCGTCGGCCCCGGCATGCGCCCGCCCAACGTGACGGTGTTGTTGTTGCCGGTCATCGCGATGTCGGCCGGCGGCGAGGTCACCGACCAGATCCGGTCGCCGTTCTCGCTCATCAGCTCGAAGACCACGACGTATTGGTAGGTCGCCTGCTGGGTGAGTCCCAGGTTGATCGCGGCGTGCGACTGCGCGAGGAATGGCTTTTCGGGCCCGAGGTTCACGCCCTGCTCGGTGAAGCCGCTGGCGGTGAGCTCGGACGCCTGGGGGCCCGGCAGGAACAGCTCCCCGGAATTTGACGACGCCTGTCCCGCGGCGGACGACAGCGTGAACAGCTTGAGGCCCACGGTCGATTCCGCGGTGCTCTGGATGCCGATGATGCCTCCCGAGGCGCTCTTGACCGTCTGTCCGGCGGTGAACGACTGCGCGCGGAACGGCAGAGCCATCTGCTTGCCTGATGCGGTGACAGCCACCGACGAGAGAGCCAGCGGGAAACCGTTGCGCTCGAACGTGCCCTGGTTCGCCTTGGTCGCGCCGTCGTTGCGCCAATCGGCGTAGGCGATCGCCCACTCCCACCGCCCGGCGACCTTCTGCGCCACAGACAACGGCGTCAGGAACCAGCACGGCTGAAAAGCTGGCTGACCCACGGAGGCGTCCTTGGTGACAGTGATCGTTTCGGAGCCGGTCAGATTGTAGAGCGTCGTGCCAGTCTGCCCATTCAAGGCAGATACGATTACTGTCTTAGAATCGACAACGGTCCCAATGCGGTATGCGCCGTTGTCCTCCGGATGTGTAGAGATGCCCGAGATGACCAACGTCGCGCCGATATAGGTAAGGTCGAAGTTCGCGTTGTTCAGGTGGAACTGGAATGCTTTCGACGGGTCGACCATCACGCGCGCGATCGTGGGTAGGCCGGCCGCTGCAGTGAAGACTTCCGCGCGTTGCAGCGGCTGCGAACCGGTGACGTCGACGAATAGGCCGTAAGGGCCCGATGGCATCGGGTTGGCGGTCTCGAGGAACAGTCCGTTGTTGCCGCCCTGGTGCGCGCCCGACACGAGCAGGTCCATGTCGATGCCGGTGCGGGTATCGTGCTCGCTCTGTAGTCCCGTCAATCCCCAGGCGTTCGCCAGAGCAGGTGCAACGGTAACGGACGACGACGCAACCGTCGGGCCGAAGACGTAATAGGCGCCGGCCAGGCCAGCCGCACCGCTGGTCTTCGTCATCAGGAAGACCGTTCCGGTTACGCCAGTGGGCGCGAAGCTGGTCCACCAATTGGCGTTGTAGTAGATGCGGAAGATCGAATACGAGCCGTTGAGCGGGGCATTGGCGCCAGTCGCTCCTGACACCGTCGCCGTGCCTCCGCTGAAGCGATTGGCGACGCCCGAGGGCGGGTAGAGGGTATTCCCGCCGTAGGGGATGCCGGCATTTTGCGGCACCTCGATCGCCCAGACCTGAGTCAGGCTCGCGGTCACGCCAGGGCCGAATGCCTCGATGACCATCGCGTTTCCCTGCAGACTGACCAACTCCGTGTTGACGGTGGAGTTGCTCACCACGCCGGTCACCCACCAATCGCCGTTGTTCTGGGCGTTGGCAGCGCCGGAGATGTGCAGGATCGAGCCGGCGGCACTGTTGGCGCCGATCGGCAGGTTGAACGCAGACGTGCCGGTTCCGTTGAATAGGCCAGCCAGGAAGTTGATCGAGCCCGGCGCTGTGATCTGATCTCCCGCGGTGTGCGGGATGACGCCGATCGACTGCGTGGGGAAAGCCCACCCGTCGCCAATGGGCACACTGCCGGCCCCCGTGGCAAAGTCGTTGTCGTGCACGGTGACCGGCTGCGTGACGTCGCCGGTGAAGTAATCGTTGGGGTTGCTCGGCGTGATCGGGATTGCCGTCGTCGATGCCGAGCCGCCGCCGCTCTGGTAGTAGGTCGCCGCGTACCAGTCGTTGTCGATCTGAAAGGCCCGCGACGAGAGCAGCACGCCGTTGACCTGGTTCGTCAGCGTGACGACGCCCGCGCGCGTGCACGCGTAGGAGCGCGTGTAGCGCAGGCCGGGGTCATTCGGCTGGCCCGAGGCCGGCGAGAAGTTCGACAGCAGCGAGTAGGCCACGTGCGCGATGGCCCCCGCGCCGTTCGCCTCCATCCAGCCGGTGAGGCTGTCTGGGATCCCTGAGCCGGCCAAGACGGCGCCGAACGCGTAGGCGTGTGTCTGGGCGAAGGCGTGCGACAGCTCGGTCATCCACAGAAAGTTCGCGCTCGCCGCGGTGATGATCGTCGGCACGCCGGTGGCCGTCGAGTCGGCGAATGCAATCGGTCCACTGCAATCGCTGGTGATGCCAGGCGCGGTGTTGACGATCGTGATGACCGAGCCGGCGATCGTGCACTTGTGCAGCCTCATGTCGACATTGGAATTCGACGTCGTGAACGCGTCGGGCTGCGCGATCAGGACGTAGTGCGAGCCGCCGTTGTTGAACGCTGCGATGTCCCAATAGCCTGGCATCGGCGTCCAGACCTGGGGAATCGTTGTCGAGTCGGAGGCAATGAGCGCGCCGTTCGTGTCGTAGACGTTGACGACGATGTGGGTGCCGACGGTGAACGCCACCCAGAAATAGGTTCCATCCTGGACGACGCGCGCGAGCGCTGTTCCTGACGTGGTACTGAACAGTCCGCCCGGCGAGCGGACCCATGCGCCGTCATCGGCTCGAAACCCCACCATGGCTGTGCTCACGGTGAAAGGCCCAGCGGTGGATGCCTCGGTCCAGACCGAGCAGGTGACGCCGTTCAAGTAGGCGTTGTCGGGCGCCTGCAGCGTGTGGTTCGTCGTGTGGAAGATGTCCTCGCGCAGTTGGTTCGTGACCACGCGCTGATTGCCGTAATACGTCCAGGCGGAACCGTTGTTCACGCGCGGGACGGAGTCGCAGATTGACAGCAGCTGGTTGCCAAGCGGGGCCAGTAGCTCTGGGTTGTTCCAGTCGGGCGAGGCGACAACGGCACCGGTCGCGGAATCGCGGCATGCTGCGGTCAATGCGGTGAAGCCGTCGCGCGGCTCGACAGTGATCCGCTGCGGCTGCTGCTGCGAGCTGGGGAGGAAATGCTTGATCTGCGCGTCGACCATCGAAGTCAGGCGCCCGATCGGGCCCGCGTGCTTGGGCGGCGTCTGGTTCGGCAGCAGCAGCGGAATATCGACGACCTGCGGAGTGAGACCGGTCGGCATCACGAGCTCCAATATCCCTGCGCGTTCGACACCAGGCGCAGCGGGGCCGTAGTCAGGGCCGCGCTCGCGCCGGCGTCAACGGTGACCGGGTTGGGAGCGCGCACGGTTACCGTGTTCTTGGTGCTGAGGCCCGAGAGCAGGCGCAGCGACACCGGTTTGGTGAGCTGGCCGATCGCTGGCAACGACACCGTGAACGAGCCCTGCGACGGGTCGCACAGCACCACGTCGTCATCGGCGCTCACGAGATAGTTCGCGGTCACCGTCTTGACGACCAGCGACGCGGGCGTGTCGATGTTCGCGAATGCCTTGGTGAGCTGCGACTGCAGCCGCGACATCTGCTCATCGTCGCTGTTGAACGTGGCCCAGCCGGACTTCACCAGTTGCCCCCGGGCTGGCCGAAGCCGTAGAGCTCGAGGTTCCCGCCGTTGAGCCAGTAGCGGCGGCTGGTGTCGAGCGTGTCGTAGCCGTTAATCAGCCGGCGGCGGGTGAGCGGGGCCTGGCGCGGCGACTGCGTGCGGTTCTTGACCGAGGCGTTCACGCGCTGCTTGAGCCCTTGCAGCTTGGCGTCCAGAGCGCTCGTGTCCTGCTGGCGCCCGGTACGGATCGTGATGCTCACCTGCGTCTTCAGGTACTGCGTCCACGGCGTCATTGACACCGGCAATGCTTCCGTACCGCCGGCCCCGGTGGTGCTGAAGAACGGCGTGTAGTAGAGGCGATACGTGCCGCCCATGCCGGCGGTGGAGGCGGCGCCGCGCTCGAGCCAGGAGCCGAGCGGCTTGACCGGGGTCGGGCAATTCGACGTCGGATTGTAGGTCAGGCTGTTGTCGCGCTTGAAGTCGCTCGGCAGCGCGACGGTGTTCGCCCCGGCTGCGATGGTGAAGTCGAAGGTCGTGACGATGTAGGCTTGGAAGCTGCCTTCGATGTCGTCGTAGAGTTCCTGCCCGGCCTCGAGCAGCATCAAGCGAATGTCGGAGTCGGTGTAGAACTGGTTGTTCCGCAGGCCCGACTGGGTGCGGATGTCCGCGATCAGGTCGGTGACCAAGATCGAGACGAGCGCCATGGATCACCGCCTCCGGTGAACGATGTCCAGAATGGCCTGTTCGATCGCGTCGTCGTCTCCGTGCGCCCAGGCGGCGCGCAGGCGGGCCCCGGCCTCGCCAGGGACCGCCCCGACGCCCTCGTCATCCAGCGGCGCGGCCTCGGAGCTGGCCGGCGAAGGCTGCCCCTGAGCTTCCGCGACACGTTTCGTGAGGGCGTCGAGGTCAAGCATGCTGGCTCCTTTTCGCATCGCGCTTCGCCTTGATCCGCTTGCGCACGTGTTCCGGTAGGCGGGCACCCTTGGGCGTGGCGGCCTCGAACTCCGCCGCCAGGCCCGGGTGCTTCGCGTACATGAATGCGCGCTGCGCTTTCGAGACGAAGGGCACGTCACTGTCCCGGGGCGTGCGTCTGCATGGTGAAGTGGAACGACACGTAGTCGCCGGTGGTCGGGTCGACGACGGCGCCGGCCTGGTTGGTGATGTTGACGGTCATTACACCTGTGGTGGCCATGAGGTTGTCGGTCAGGATGTTGGCTTCGCAGGCGCCAGAGGCTGAGTAAGTCACCTGTTGGCATGCGAACTGGAAGTCGAGCCACTTCAGCGCCCACGGTTCGGCAAACGTGATCGTGAAGAGACCGACGCCCGTCCTCGCCACGCTGGTGATGCCAGAGGCGCGGGCCAGCGTGGTCGGAATGCCGCCGGTGACCAGCGACGTCCACTGGAGGTAGATGTGCACGACAGCCCCTTGGTCGGAGCTGTCGTTGCCCAGGAAAAAGCCAGGGCGAGCCATCACGCCACCGTCAGGACGCCCGTCGCCTGGGGCTGGTTGGTGTAAAAGTAGCCCTGGCAGGTGATCGAGAAGCGCGTCTTGTTGTGGTCGTACGACGGGACCGCGAGCTTCCCTTCGATGTCGCTGGGCGCGAACGGCTTGTTGCCCGGCGACGCGAAGGTCCACGCGCTTTCCTTGGTGACCACGACGTACTTCAGCGGGCAGGCCGCCTCGGCCAGCATGTCGATCGCTCCGGCGCCGGTCATGACCGTGACGCCCGAGAAGAAGACGTCAGCCTCCATCACCGACTTCATGTCGTAGCGGACCTGCGTCTTGAGCTCCGAGGCGATCTTGCCGATCGTGATCGGGTTGGCGTACCCGCTGGTGGGCTTCGCCGTCGCGAAGTTTGCCATCATCGAGCACAGCGTGTTGATGCCCTCGGTGATCGGCTTGCCGATGCCGTTGAGCGCCCATCCGCCGGTGCCGGTGCCGCCGACGCTGCGATCCACCCCGAGGAACGTGTCCGACAGCGCGCCATTGGTGCGGCTCGCAATCGGCGGGCAGAAGGCGAAGATGCCGGGAGGTCCCGAGAGCGTCGAGGATCCGAGCAGCATGCCCTGCAGACCGACGATGTGCGTCGCGGTCGGGGTCATGCCGGTGACGGACACCATGATCTGCGCGCCGAGCTGGTTGAGCCCGACGACGACCGCGGTGCCCGCATCGAGCGCGGCCGAGGTGCTGGCCGCGGTGACGATGACTGACCCGCCGGTGGTCTGTCCTGGAGGGCACGGGTTGAACTTGATGGCCTCCGAGATGTCGGTCAGGGTCAGCGTCCAGAGCGCCCCGCTGGTGTTCGTCGCGGTGACGATCGTGGCGAGCTGGCCGTAGCCGTTGCCGAAGATGCTGTACTCCAGGTTCTGCGCGGCGTTCTCCATGCAGCCCTGGGTTGCATCGGTCAGCGCCTTGATCGCGCTCTCCGGCCCGTTGGTGAACCGCGCCTGAACGTTGTCCAGCACCGAGATGCCGAACACGACCGTGGGCACGATCTGATACGCCTGGTGGACCGCGCCGCCGAGCTGCGCGTTCGCCAGAGCGATCTCGAAGCCGCCCGACTGGCCGCCGGCGGTGCCGCCGCCGTAGCCGACGTTCAGGGGAATCTTCGTGTCGAGGCCCGAGGCGTCGATCTTGTTGATTCGGTCGAAGAACGGGCGGTTCTGGATGATCGTCTTCGGATAGGTGTCATCCATGTACTCGATGAGCACCGCCTGCGTGTTGGAGTCGATTGCGAAACCGGCCATGACTGCTGCCTTCCTGAGTTACCGCTGCTGGAACGACCTCACCTTTTCGATCGCCTTCTGCAGCGCCTGTTTCGGCGTGAGAGAGGCGGGGTAATCGGTCGTCGAAACAGGGGCTCTCGAGAGAGTGGGTGATTGGTTCGCCCTGGTCGGTTCTGCCGGCGGTGTCGCGGTGAAGGCCTGTCTCGGCGCCGCGGGTGCGGCGTGGCCTACTGGTCGCGGGTTGGGTACTCCTCGCTTGAGGAAGCGCGGCCCGAGCGTCTCGGTGTACTGCAGCTCATACGCGGCCTCGACGTCCACGAACGCCTTGGCGAACAGTGCGCGCGCCTGGTCGGGCGTAACGTTGCCGTCCGGGTATTCTTTGGGCGCGTAGACCTCGGACACCAGCTTGAGCGCCGCCACTGCCGCCTCGCCGCGGTTCTTGGGCAGGCTGCAAAGCTCAAACTTCGGCGTCCCATCGGCCAGCTTTTCGGCGTCGAGCACCGACCACGCGAAGCCCTGGATCGCGGCGTCCCGCTGCTTGATTCGCGACTCCTCGGCTGCCTTCGCGCTATCCTCCTCGCGCTTCTTTCGGTCCGCTTCGGCCTTCTCCAGCGCGTCGAGGCGCGCTTTCTCTGGGTCCACCTCGGCCGGCGGCGACGAATCGAGGTAGGCGCCCATCAGGGCTTCCATCTCGGCGCTGGCGTCGTTGCCAGACAGGAGCGCGATCGCCTCCAGGCGCTTGCCGGCGGCGTAGAGCTTCTTCGCCTCGGCGACCGGTCCGATGTCGGTGGCGGCGGCTTGGAGCTCGGCGACCTTCTGCTCCGCGCGGCGCAGTGCTGCCGCGGTCTTGGTGAGCTGCTTGAGCGTCGCCGGGTCCATGTCGACCTTGGGCGGAGCGGCCGGTTCTGCCGGTGTCGTTGCCACGGGCGCCGGTGCGGGACGGAAGCGGGCGACCGCCTTCTCACGGGCGGCGTCGACGGCGGCGCGCGCACCATCGACGACAGGTGCCGTGGGCAGCGGAGCGGGCGCGGTCTGCGGGACGATGTCTTCCATGCGTTACCTCACTGAATGGCGGATTGCGGGTTGACGAGCGGCGCGGCCGGCGCGACACCGCCGGGCCCGATCGGGAGCTGCGGTCCGCCCGGCGGGGTGATGCCGAAACCAGGAGTGGGCATCGCCGCTTGGTCCTCTGGGTCGGGCGTCGATTGGTCCTTCAGCAGATCTTTGCAGGCGGCCCGCCACTGCAGCAGCAGATCCAGCCGCTCGACGGGTGCGCCGTTGTCCTGCTCGAGCAGGTAGCGCGACTCGACGGCGGCGATGGCGTAGATCAGATCGAGGAACGGCGCTGGCGGATCGTAGTCGCCCGACTCCATGATGCGATCGAGCTGCCGGTCGCAGCTGTCCTGCGGGGCGTTGAGCAGGTCGATCATGCCGTTCAGGTCCATCACCTGTGACGCCCTGGTGTGCATCTGCTTGGTGATCACCTGCTCGCGCAGCATCGTGTCCAGTTGCTCCTGCTTCCCTGCCGGAAGCTGCGAGAGCCGAGACATCGGGAACGCCTGCAGGTACTTCGGCTTGCCGCGCTTCATGGGCAGGTCCACCCAGTCAATGACCTGGCGGCGGCTGCCAGCGAGCGTGACCGACGGCTGGAGCCGCTTGCCGAGGCGAATCATCTGATACCCGCAGCGGACGAGGAATGCCTCTAGGCGCGCGCCCATCTCGCCGAAGCTGGCGTCTTCGATCTGCGCGTACTTCTCGAGGGCCGCGCCGCTCTTGAGACCAGCGGGCGTGGTGCTCTCCACAGCGTTCACACTGATGTGGGCCCGATCGAGGATGAGCCGCAGCAGCCGGTCCAGGTTCTCGAACATCTGTGGGCTGTTCGGCGGCGGCGTGATCATCTCGGGCTTCGTGAGCAGGTAGTCGACGACCGCGCAGCTCACATCCCCCAGCGCATCCGGGTTGACGTTGCTGTTCGCCTCGATGAGCCACTTCGGGAAGCCGGCCCGGTGGATGTTCTCGGTGACGTACGAGAGCTCGGTGTTGAATTCGTCGTCCAGCGTCAGCAGCATCTCGGCAAGGCCCTGGCCGTCGACGCCCGACAGCTCGTGGAATTGCCAGCCCTCGAACGGCAGCACGTCCTCGTCATACTCGCGGTCATTGAGAACGACGTTGCCGACCACCAGCACCTCGCGGCCCTTCTTGGCGCGCTTCGGCCCGTGGTTGCACTTGTACGCGTTCAGGAGCGCGATGACGTTCGATGTGTCGAGGCCTTGGCCGAGGTAGAACGCCGGGTAGACCTGCGCCTTCTCAATCGCCTGCCTGCGCGCTGGCGTCGTGCCCCAGCGGTCCATGACCTCGTCGCGGTTCGCCCACACGCGCTCGATGACCTCGTCGTGGTAGTCGTCCTCGGGATTCGCCCACAGCAGCTCGTCGCGGAATTTCCGCGTGCACTGCATCTCGCCGTGGTCGTTCTCGTGGAACTTGAACCAGCCGCTGCCGTACGTGCCGGCGTCGATTCCGAACTTCGACCACTCGCGCCACATGCCGGCGTCGTCGAAGGCGCCGTCGATCCACTGCTCGAGCTGCTTCGCGTCCTGCGACATCTTGAAGTTTCCGCGGTCCGGGCTGACGCTCAGGAACGAGTGCGTCTTGAACAGCCGGTTGACGTAGATGTCCATGCAGGAAGCGATCGAGTTGTACGTGGGCGCCTGGTAGTCAAACTGCGAGTACCAGGCCTGCTGCGTCTGCGGCCGGCGGGCCATGGCGTACGAGAACTGCGGCGAGTTGGGCCGCCCGGTCATGTGCCGCGCGAATACCACCGACCGCCAGCGCTGCGGCGTCTGCGCCGTCTCGCGCGCGACCGCAACGCGCGTGACCCAGTTGGCCAGCTCGTTGTTCGCGTCGTCGGCGCCCTTCGTCTTGCGCGCCGTCCACCAAAGCGTTGATTGCCGGTCGCCGATCACGCCGCACCGTCATCGACCGGCTGCCACGGAAGCTCCCGACCGATCGGCGGCGTCTTGAACGCGCCCACCGTGTCGCGCTGGCGCGTCGGGACCGTGGGCGCCATCTTCGCGGGCGGCGCTATGGCCGGCAGCGGCTGCCGCTCCTCGCCGAACGTCAGCACCACCGGCCCGCCCTTCGTGGGGATGCTGATCGAGCCGATTGGGACTGGACTTGCTTTGACCTGCGCCAGAAGCGCCCTGAGCGTGCCGGGAAGTCTCACGACAGGTCGCGGGTTGGGTACGCGACCGAGTTAGTTAAGGCGCTTTACTCACTGGCAACGTTGCCACCCTGTATGGCATAACTGCGCGTAACTGCTCGGTTGTCGCGATGCGCCGTCAGCGCCTCCAGAGCATCTTCGAGTCGGGCTTGCGGGCCTGCTTGTGCACGTGCTTGAACCGCTCGGTCACGGCGGCCAGCGCCTTGGCTGCGACTGCAGCTTCCTCGCTGGCGTACTGCACGGGTTGCGGTTTCTCCTGCGCCTCGTAGAACGCGACCGCGCCGTAGGTGCCAGCGTCGGCGACGTCGGGGTGGTGGCTGGCGTCGAACTCCCAGCGGCCCTCTTCGCGCGCCTTCACGTCCCACTTCGCCAGCTTCAAGTCGTTCTCGAGCTCGCCGCCGGCCATGATGTGGCCGTGTCCGGTGCCGAGCAGGTCGGCCAAGCGGTCAACGCGGGCGCGCAGGCTGCCGGGCCCTTTGATCGCTGGTTCGATGACGATGCCGTGGCTGGCGCGCAGCAGGTCGTTGGTGGTGCGCGCGCTGCCGGCGTCGCGGATGATGCGCCCGACGTGACCGAACTGCGAGTAGCGCGCCTTGAGTACCTTCAGCACCTCGACGTACTGCGATTCGAGGCTGTTGGCGCCGCGCTGGGTGACCCACTCGGCGACTTGCCAGAGGCCGATCCGCTCTCGGCTGTGCCAGCCCCACAGGACGATGGCGAAGCGGTCGGCGGTGGCGGCTGGATCAAGGCCGATGGCGAACCGATCGAGCGTGATGGGAGGCGATGCTGGGTCGGTCGGGTGCTTGACGATCGGAAGCGCTGCCAGCAGCCGGCCCGGCGCGAGCATCTCGGGCGTGGCCCACGGTGCCGGCGTCCAGTCGTAGGCGTCGCGGGCCGCGCTGTAGCGGTAGGCGGTCATCGAGGCGTCCCACACGCGCTGCACGCCCTTCCAATCGCGCATGAGCTGCGGATCGTCAGCGCCCTTCTCGGCTTCGAGCTGGCGCAGGCGCTCGGCGGCCTCGGGCGTGTGCACGTTGTCGAGGCGGCCCCACGAGTGGTGCGACCACTTCTCGTGTCCCTTGCCGCCTCCGGTCTTCGATGCGGGGTCGTACTCGGCCAGCGACAGGAAGTGGCCCACAGGCAGATCGGGCAGCACGCCCGACAGGATAACCCTCGTCGTGGGCGTGCACATCGGCTCGAGCAGCACGTCGAGTAGGTACTTCAGGACGCTGGACTTCTGGTCCTGCGCCTCGTCGATGATGAACACGCAGTTGTGCAGCCGGTTGCCGAGGTACTTCTTGACGTTCTGCAGGTCATCGGTGCCACCGAACGCGATGATTGCGCCGTTGGGCAGCGTGGTGATCTTCTCGTCCTGGCGCGACCGGTGTTCGATGCCGAACCGGTCCAGCAGCGCCTGCCACTTCGGCCACACACTGAGCGTCAGGCCCGTGCTCACCAGCCCCAGGAACACGTTGACGCTGTTCGGGCATTTGAGCGCGTTGTCGAGCAGGATGCCGAGGTCGGCCCACGTCTTGCCGCTCTGCCGGTCGCACAGGAAGTGCAGCCAGTTCGATCGGTCGTGCATGGCTGCCAGTTGGCGAGCATGGCCGGCGGCGTAGGCTTCGAGCGACCACTGCGCGCGGCCCTCTCCGGGCGGCAGCAGCGTGACGAACTCGTCAACCTGCGCTTGGATCTCGTCCAGGATCAACGCGCGCCCTCGCTGCGGCCACCATCTCGCCGATCAGGGCCTTGGCAGTCTCGGCGATGGCCGCGTCATCGGCTGGCTTCTTGATTAGCCCGCAGACCTTGAAGAAC